GCTGCCAAGCTCGTTGTCGAGCGCATCGGCGCGCTTATCCTGCTCTTCGATGAACTTGCGCAGCGCCTCCGCGTTCCTCTCCTGTTCTTCGCGGTACCGGCGCGCCGCGTCTGTCGCTGCGTTCTGCGCTTCGTTGTAGGCCTTGGTGGCCTTCATCAGGGCAATGGTCGACTCGATGATCTTGCGGTTGATGCCGTCGGCTTCGGCCTTGGCCTGATAGGCGGCGATGTCCGCTGCGACGCCTTGCTGCGTCAGTTCGAACACGCGCCGCATCACCGCCAGATTCTGGGTGGCGGCTTGGTTCGCCTTGGCAAGGGCTTCGTCGGTCTGACTGCCGAGCCGCGCAGCGGCATCGCCAGCACGCCGGAACGGAACGACGACGTTCTGCTCGACGTAGTTCGGCAGGATGTCGAAGGCCGTAGCGGTTACGCCGCTCAGGCGCTCAATCTCGGCCAGCGGCGCAGCTACTGCTGCTCCCACTCTTTCCGCTGCCTCAGCCGTCCGGATCATCGACCGGCTGGCAGAATCGAGACTCAGGAACGCGGCCACTTCGGCGGCTTCGGTGACCAGCGATCCGATACCGGCAGCGGCCTTGATAGCCCAGCCGGCCAGGGTCGTGATGGAGGTGGCAATCGTGGTGATGCCCTTCACAACGGCCGGATCGTTCAGCGTGTCGCGCAGGTCGTTCAGCGACTTCACTAGCGGCTGCATATCGGCGCTGCCGACGGTGCGCTTCAGGTCGTTCTCAATCCGCGTCAGTGCGCGGCCGATGGTGTCGGGGATCGACTGGAACTCGCGATTGATCACCGCGCTCTGCGACAGGATCGCCTGCGTGACAATGTCCGCCGTCAACTTGCCCTGTTCGGCCAGCGCGCGAAGTGCGCCTACAGGCAGCCCGAGGCCGTCAGCGATGGCCTGAGCCACGCGCGGCGTGTTCTCCATGATCGAGTTGAACTCGTCACCGCGAAGCACGCCCGACGCAAGCGCTTGCGCAAGCTGCTGCGTGCCCGCTGCCGCCTCCGACGTGGCCGCGCCGCTCACCTGCATGGCCTGATTGGTCGCTTCGGTGAACTGCAGCAGTTTGGCCTGCGACAGGCCCAGCGCATCCGCGTTGCGCGCCACTCGCGTGTAGAGGCTGGCTACGGAGGCGAACTGCGAACCGGTGCGCTGCGCCACTTCGAACAGTTCGCGCTGCGACCGGATCAGCTCATCGTTGCTCTTGCTGACCAACTGCAGCCGCGCATTGATGCCGGCGTATTCGTCGTTGATCTTCGCCAGTTGCGTGACGATGGCGGCCACGCCAATGCCGCCGAGCGATGCGCCCAATGCCGACTTGAGGCCCGAGAATGACCGGCCGATGCGGTCAGCCGATCCGGTGAGTTGCCGCTCCGCATCTCGGCCTGCGCCGACGAATCGGCCCAGTTCGTCACGCGCACCGGCAAGGCTGGTGGCGTCTACCTTGATGCGTAAGCTGGCGTCCATCTCACTCCTTCTGCTGCACGTCAGCCGTTACACCGCGCTGCTGATTCAACATCGCGGCCCATTTCTCGAACCCGCTCGCCACCGCTGGACGCGTATCCGGCGATGCCACCACTGGCGGAATCCATGGCGGTGGACAGTGAACGTCCCGAGACTCCGCCAACTGCCCGCAGTACGCTCGAGACAACTCCCGCAACGTCCTGCATTCCCACGGCGTGAGCTTCACGCCCTGATTCAACTGCCACGCCCGCAGGTCCTGATCGCTGATCGGGGCCATCGCACCCATCGCGCCCGGTGTCACCGGACCGATCTCAAACAACAATCCGACCAGATGCTCACCGCCATCCAACGGCGGCATCTGAGCGGACCTCGTCTCGCGTCTCGCCTTGCTCTGCTTGTCCGGCACCGTGTCGAGCCACGCGCTATGCCGGACATACAGCGTCATGCGATCCCGCAGGGCATCAAAAAAAGTTGGCCCGGTCGTTGATGAACTTCTCCGCCTGCTCCTTGATCCACGACAACTCCGGGTCGTTGTAGATCTTCTTGATGGCGTCCTTGGAGAAGGGCATCAGCGCGCCGTCGTCATCGGTGAAGCCTTCCCAGCCGATGGTCAGCGCGACCAGATCGTCAGTGGCTTGGTCGATGATCTCGGCAGCCACCGGATCGACAGCACCACGGCGCTGCATCCGGTTCAACGCGGCCTGCGTGCGGTCCAACTGGATCGCGCGCAGCACCTTGGAATCCTTGCCCAACAGCGTCAGCGTCATGCCGGGAATCACTTCCTCAGTGCGCGGGTGGCGCAGCTTCAGCACGGCGCCGCTGTCGGCTTTGCGAATCTTCAGTTCAGAGAGCTTCATGTGTTCGTTCCTTCATCAGTAGGCATCCAAGGACAGACGGGAAGAGGTGGATGAGTCCTCTTGTCACTCGCGCGAGCTATCCCGACTGTTTGTTGCGCCCGTGTTAGGTCTTAACAATCGAGCTGGTCAGATCCAGTGCAACGTTGGCCATGGAGATGGCGTCTGCCCCGCCCACCATCACCTTGAACGACTTTGCAACTGCGACGAAGTAGAAGTTCGTCGTATCGGGGAGCGTCACGCGAACAGCGACGAGCTGAGCCGTGCCGTTCTGCGTCACCTTGTTTTCGAGGATCGTCTGACCCGCGTCCGTGCGGCTCAGCGCCAACGGAACAACGATCGATCCCGCGTTGCGTGCACCGCCGCGCTTTTCGGTGAATCCCGTCTGCAGCGGGGTGAACTCGACGGTAGCCTGCTCCACGCCAAACTCCGGGACTTCCGACACTTCACCCACGAGTGTGTAGGTCAGAGCCGCGAAGCCGGCCGCGTTGAGGTTGGCCGGGATGGTGGCGCTGACCGAGAAGGACGTGCCAACAGATGCGATTGCCTGATTTGCCATGTGATCGCGCTCCTATTAGGCGACGGACTGGTAGAGGTTCGCGCTCAGGCCGGTGCCGCCCGTCAGCGTGACGGTGGTGCCAGCCAGATACTGCGAGATGGTGTTGCAGACGATGGCGATATGGCCCCCAGCTGGGATCGAGCCGGTCGAGAAGCCACCGCTGACATCGACGTTGCCGATGCCGGGAACGGGGACGGTCGTCGCCGCGTTGCCACGGATGTTCACGGTCAGCGCGCCGGCGGTGCCGTTGCGCAGAACGAGGATCTGACCCTTGGACGGATCAAAGGTGAAGGTGTCCGACGCGGTCATCGTCAGAGTGTTGACGGTGTTGTTGCCAACGCCCGTCAGCAGCGTTGCGGGAATCAATGCCATGGTGAGGCTCCTAAGTGAGTACGAAGCCCACTGGCGGATGCCGGGGCTACATAAACGTTAGAGCCGCCGCAATAGCGTCGATACTCGTCAAATGGAGAGCTTGATCTCGTCGAGCGTGACGCGAACCATGCCGTAGGGAGCCTGCACGCTGTAGCCGTCGCGCGTGGTCTTGTTGGTGGCGCCGTCACCCGTTCCCCACAGACCGTATTCGGCCACCTGCGCGTAGGGCAGGTTGTTCACGAGCCAGAACACGTTGCCCGGTGCCCGCTGCGCCACGGCGCTGGCTTTGCTGATGGTGCTGGTGCCGCTTGGATCGGTCAGCGTGATCTCACCTGCGGCGGGGATGTTCAACGTGGCCTGCCAGTTTGCAC